ATTAGAAACTCAACCTTTGTTACATCATTCTGCTCTTTCATAATTTTACTTTTTTGTTTTAAACTTTGTTTTTTCTTTTCTTGTTAACTTTAAAAATGGTTTTAAAAAATATACCCACTGTTCATCCCCTTTTGGTAGGTATTTAAATAATCCGTCATACATCATCATCCGAATTAAATTCTTATAACCTCTTCCGTCAGGATCCAATGACTCAGAGTAATAAGATTCAACTAATTCTTTTCCTTCTTCACTAATTAATGGTTCCGATAAATCTACAATCTTTTTATTGATTTCAAAAAACTCGTCACCAAATATACCTTCTTTTGTTTTACCCGTCAGTAAATTTTTAAGTGCGGTATTATCTTTTTGTTCTTTTAGAAGTTCTTCACCTCTCGTTAAAATATCGGAAAAACTAACCTCTTTATCAAGTAGCTCAGGAAATAATTTAACGATAGTCTTCTCACCTAAGTAATATATTCCATCTATATTATCTGATTTGTCACCAGATATTATCTTAAATGTTTTTACGTTATAGTGTGGGATTTCTATTTCATGTAGTTTGATTTTATCTCCGTTCTTATAATACTTTTTGGTGTTAGGTGAATAGATTGTAATATCTTCAGAGATAAGTTGTGTGAGGTCTCTATCTCCACTGAAAATTGTTTTATCTTCGTCTTTTGAAATTTTGCAATAATATGCGATGAGGTCATCGGCTTCAGAGTTTTCAAATTCAACTTGTCTAACAAACATTTCTTCCAAGTATTCTTTTACTCTTTGTTTTTGTTTGTTAAATGATTGTTCTTTAAAATCTTCTGTAACACCTTTTCGGTTAAGTTTGTATTTTGGGTAGATTAACCTTCTTTGGGATGTACTAGTTTCTCCGTCCCAAAACACAATAACTTTGTTGAAGTTTTCATTTTCTATGAACCTACGTAATGTGTTAAGGAAATGCCAAATACCTCCTACGTGTTCCGTGCCATTAAAGTAATCTTTAACTCCGTGAAATCCAATTTTTAATAAATTATTCCCGTTTTTGTCATTTCTGTAAACTAACAGGGTTCTTACTCAACTTCTTCTTTTTCTGCCTTTAAATCAAAGTCACCATCAACACCGATGATTTCTTTCCAATACTCAGCATAATCTTTTTTGTATTGTTCAATGGATGCTTTTTCTTCAGACGCTTCTTTACCCGGTAAAAATCCATGTGGTGTTACAATAATTTTACCATCTTCAAAACCAAGACCATTAATGTGGTTTTTCATTACGGACACTTTTGTTCTTGAAGCAAACTTTACTGTACGTTTGTCTTTAGTTGCCGTAATCTTTGTGGTTCCCGCACCTTTTTGATTTCCAAATAAGAACACCAAAGATGAGTTTAACCAAATTGCTTCACCACCTTTCGCTTTAATTTTTGGTTGCCCAAATGGATTGTCAGGTAATTCCACCCAAGGTTGATTAACAATAATCAAAGTGTTTTCATATTTAGAATCCGCTTTACGAGATCCTGAAATACGTTGGTTGATTCCCATTCCAATCTTGTCGGCCAATACACTTGCATTGTGTTGTTTACCACCTTTACCTTCATAAGTCATCTTACAAGGAACTGATCCAACAGAATCCCACATGATACATAGTGAATAGTCTAAATCTCCTTTTTCTTGTGCATCTAACAAATCATTAATGTAATCTGTAATTTGTTCAATGTAATCAAAATTATTATTAAAGATATAAAAACCATCCCATTCTAATTCTCCTGTTTCGGTATCAACAACTTCATCACATTCAAACCCCATAAGTTTTGCATGTTCAAAGGACCATTTTTGTTCAGTAATAATGAACACAGGAAGGACTCCTTTCTTTTGTGCGTCAACTGCCGTTTTAACTAAGGCAGTTGTTTTACCTGTATCACTATGACCTAAAAACATATTAATGTGTCCCATTGCAGGTCCCGGTAAACCAACAGCATCTAAGAACGGTTCACCTAAATCAAAGAACCTTTGTGGTTTATATTTTGCGGACGTAGAAAACTTTTTCTTTAATGAACTAAAGTCATTCTTTTTAATTGCCATTTTCTTGTTCTTTTTGTTCGTTTAAAATTTTTAACATTTCTTCAGTGATTTCAAACTTATCATCTATTTTAACATTGTATTTATAAACAGTTTCCAACATTTCAAGTTTGTCTTTTGCGTTTGTCATCTTTTCAACAAACTTATCCATTTCTTCTAAATGTTGTGGGTGTTCTCCAATACCAACGGAATTGTTTAGATAAACTAAAAGTGTTGCTTCGGCTTCAGCCATTTCTGACCTATATTTCAAGGTCAGGGCTTCATACATTTTTTGTGCTATTTTATTCATATATTAATTTTTTAAAAAGGTAATTCTTCAGATGGCTCATCATTTGCTTGTGGATCAACAATAGGTGTTTCTTCTTTTTGAGTCCCTCCACCTAATGAAATCTCAGCCTCTTCACCATATACATATTTTTTAAGTTCAGAGTTCCAAATTGGTGTTTCTCCTACAGCGACCGCTTCTAAATATTCAACAGGTTTTTTAGAATAAACGTCCTTCCAAGTTAATTCGTCTTGTAACCATCCTTCCATAATTTCTTTGTCAGTATGTAATGGTGCGGGATCATCATACATAATTGTTTGAACAACCGTATATTCTTTACCTTGTGGTGTTTTTGCTTTAATTAATTCAATAATTAAGTCTCTACCTTTTTCTGAATCGGTCACATCACCTTTTGCTTTCCAAATAGGAAGAATTTTATCTAACACACCTTCTTGTTTGTAGTTGTGTTTGAATCTCCAAAACTTAACACCATCTTGTTCGTTATCTCTATCAATAACTTTTACAATATAAAATAAACGTGAACGGTATTGAGATGCCAATTCTTTATCTTCTTTTTTACCTGTAGAAATTAATTCGTTATAAACTTCTGTTAAAGGTGATCTTTCGTTGTCGTTTTTTTCGGGGTCATACAACTTAACCCACTGTCCGTTTACTTGAATCTCGTGATACCAAACTTCAACAAATGGTGATGACCCATCTTTTGTAGGTAATACTCTGATTCTTTTTTGTGAAGATTTTTCATTTTTTTGAAGGATAGCTGAAAAATATCTTTTCATTCTGTCTTCTTGTGAGATGTTTTGTCTCGGTGAACTACTTGGTGTTGAGTTCTTTTCGTACTGTGCTAGTACCGCATCGATTGAATTTGCCATAGATTTTTGTTTTTAAATTTTAACTCTTTTATCTACAACAAATATAAGTGAATTTGATAAAATGTCAAATAAAAAAGGGACCTTGTAAGTCCCTTATATTTTTACATTTCTTCTTCTTGGTCAAACCTATTAAACGTTTTTTTAATTTCGTTTGGTGAAAAGTTTTCAACTTCGTCTGAAGTTAATATATATTCATTTTTTCCTGTTTTTTCCATATCTACTTTTTTATCATCAAAAAAGTCTGTAAGTTTTTGGTTATATGGGTAAGAGTCCAAAGATCTAAGTTCTAATTTTTCTTCAGGTGTTTTTTCTCTATATCTATCAAACTTGGTTTCTAACGAATTTATTTTATCCATAATAGAATCCATGTTTTCTAATTTAGATTGTAGGTCATCCAATCTTTTAAACATATCTTCCATAAAACCATCTTGTTTATCTTTCATTTCTTGTTGTGATGTAACTAAATCAGTAATATCGATTTCTTCCGTATCTTCTTCACCTTCTTTATCTTCATCACCAACTTCCTCAACGTCCGGATCATTAGCAACATCAACAGGTTCAGGAACGGTTTCTGCACCCGCATCAGGTGATGCTCCTGCATCGGGTGATGGTGGTGTTCCTCCTTCAGGTGCCGGTGGTGCTCCCGCATCTCCTCCTTCAGGTGCCGGTGGTATTTCACCCAAATCACCTTCTACTGGTGGTGCGGCAGGTTCTTGTTCACTTAAAACGTATTTTGTAATATCGTTAAAACGTCTTAACTCTTCAAGTATTTTTTTGTCCAAACTCATTTTAGTTTTTTTTATCCGTTTAATAATGTTTTAACTCCTTGCGGTGTTTCAACTCTCAATGTTTTATTAGTTTTCATGGTGTTATCAAATCTTTCAATTAAACCATCTTTCATTCTAATAGTATAACACTCGCCAGTATCTAAATCACAAACTTGTTTGTGTCCTCCATCAATTTGTTTTTCTGTTATCTTAGTATCTTTTTTAAGATAATCATCTAATAGTTTTTTAACGCTCATAGTATTATAATTTATATATAAATATATCGATGTAGTAAAAAATTAAGGAAATAATAATTGTGCACCTTGAGCCACTAATAAATATTGATCGTATGCCGCGATTGGGAATCTTTCTTGATCTAAATTTGTTTTAGTTATTTGAATTATTTCATTTGCAGTTTTTGGTGGTGGTCCAAAAGCCAAAAGAGTATCCCATGTAGTAAATATAATTTGCGCTATTGTTTTTCTTTCAGCCTCAAGTTCAGTTTCAGTAATCCCTCTATTTAAAGTATTTAACTCGTTAAACATAGGAATAAAAGGGTTGTAGTAATTTTTTATAATATTTAATGACTCAACTATAGAATCAAATGAAAATAATGGTGTTGAATTATACCCATTATCAAAACAAACTAAATTTTTAAATGAGGGGTTTGTTGGCCATTCATTTGTTGCACTAATTCCAAATGGGTTATTGTTTAAAATCTGAAATTTTTCCCCGTTAAATAAATTTATATCTCTCGTTATTAATAAAGAAAATACAAATCTTTTTAATGTTTTATTTGATGGTAAATTTGTATTTATAAGTGAGACTATATCGGTTTGTGTTTTTTCCTCTCTTAAAATATTAACATAAGGTAACGTGTTATATTTTGCGTTTACCGCAAGTTTACATTGTTGATCTGAAGGTAATACATTACTTTCTTGTTTTGCGGCGTTTTCTGGATCTAAAATTGTTGGTGCGTTTTGATCAACAACTGAATCACTACCTTTTTTCAAAATATCCGCTTTAAAATTATCTAAATAATTAGCCTGAATAAAAGTCGCTAAGCTATCGGCCTGAGGTAATGCATATTTTGGCATTCTTGAGCCATCAAATGTTGTGGTAAACTTATCGTCTGTAATCACATGTTTAACTTTAAAAATATAGTAAGGACCATAAAATAAAGGTACGTGTCTCAAATTGAAATACATGAGTGGTTGAATCATAACATTACCTAAAGATTCTACGGTACAGGCATAGCTCATTGATTTATAAAGACTATAGAGTGATGTTGTTTGTTGTGCAATCTTATCTCCATTTACACCATTAGCTAACTGGTCATTAACCAAAAATGTTGCGTTTGTTGGTTTTTTATCATTCATACTAACATTAATACTTGTGAACATGTTTTGATTTCTTATCCCAAAATCAACATTAAACGCAACAACTTTATTTGATAACGATATGTTTTGTTTATCTGTTTCAATTCTTATTGGGTTAGTTGTTGGGTTTCTTAAATCAAAACTGTCGTCAGCATAAAGAACAAACTCATTGTTTTTCATATCAGGTCTTTCGGCTTCTTTACCAACATAAACACAAATAAATTTAGGTCTAGAATCTAAATAATTCACATTAGTCCACGTACCAAATAATGAATTTGGTAAATCTAAATTTTGTGGATTTGGTTTTTTTGTCGGACTATTAACTCCATAAAAATTTATGTAAGCGGGCATTGAGAAAAATAATAGGTCTCCCGCCGCTTTTAAAATTTCACCAATCACTAAAAGTATATCTGTTGCCGGATCAGTATTATTTAAAATATTTTTAACTTTTAAAATATCCACTTGTAGTTCATCACCAATATCATGATTTGCAGTATCGTGAAATAAAAAGTCTTCAAAAATTGTTCTCGTTGTTAAATCACTTCCCGCTATCCATTTATCGTTGAATGCTTGAAAAGTATTATATAAACTTAACTTTGTTATGTTTCCGTCTAAAGTTGATTTTGTATTTTTGTTTGTAGCAACTACTGTTGGTAAATTAGAATTCAAATAAGAAAAAACCTCAACTACACTATTATCTAATATTTTGTTTCTATCTAATAAAAATGTTTCAAGGTCAGATATAAAAGTATTTTTATTATATGTTTGACCAGCCAATAACTTTTTACCTTTTTGAGTTGCATAAATTTTTATTAACTTCGCAAAGTTCTTAACATTATCAACATTAAATTCTATATCTAAATCAACAAAAAAATCAGTTATTGTAGATCCAGAGTCTGTATATTCTAAATATCTTAGTTCGGGGTAATAGTTAGGATAACTAAAATAATTACCAACATAAACCCTTAACGCTGTCCACGCTTCTTTAGCTTGAGAATTTTGAGTCTCACTAAGAATGACACTATAATTAGAGCCCGCATGAGGTAATCTAGGTCCGTTACTATAACCGCTACCCGATGGTATAATAGGATCTATTGGTTTTAATGTTGGGCTATTTGTAAAACTACCAAATAATTTTCTTTCAAATTCTCCAGAATTTCCAATTTTTAAAATTAAATCATAACTTAAAAATTCTTTAATTGATTGAGTTAAATTATATATTTGTTTTTGACCTAAAATACCTGTATCATTATTTTGTTGGCCCGTTAACGTAACTTCACTTTCTTTTATTGTAAATAAATCTTTTAACACATATTTTAATTGTTTTAATTTTGAATTTTTAACTCTTTCTATTGTCGTTTCTTTTTGAATTAAGTTAGTGTTTGTTGAAACTAAATTAGGGTTACAAAAATCTAAAAATAAACTTTCAAACTCATCCAACATTTCTTTTTTAAAAACTGAAAAAATTTCATAAAGGGAGTAACTATTTGTTACACTAATAACTTCATCTTGGGGATCTGGTGTAGCGGCGGCATTATAATCAAAATAACCCAACTGTGGTGCTCCCCAAATACTTCTAACAGTACCATTATAAATTGCAGAATTATTTTTTACTTCTAACTTTAGTTTTCCATCTACACTAAAACATTCAAAGTTTGCTTGATTTATTGGTATACCTCCGCAAGATGGTATTAACATATAAACTTTATTGTCTTTATCTATTTTTGGGTTTTTATCAAATGTTAAATATTGAAAATATGAGCTATTTTTTATTTTTCTACTTAAATTATTAGAATCACCACTTAATGCCATGTCAAAATTAGCATTAGTATTTGTTCCCATTTTTAAAATACCTCTTGATCCATTTTTTTCAAAAGCCTTTAAAATTGTTGTTGCCGAATAATCATCAAATAATTCTTCACCAGCAAAATAATAATGAAAATCATTTATCAAATTAGGATAAAACCCATAATTATAAATTTCATGATTAGTTGTTGGGTCTTGTGTATACGCTTGAAAACTAGTGTCGTTTCCATCATAATTTTTTACTTTATATTCTTTAGATAAATCCATTGATGTTGGGTCATAATGAAAATCGTAGACAAAATCAAAAAATACTTCATCAACAACATCTACATTTTTTTCTTCGTAAGTTTTATATCTATGCCAAAAAGAACCTAGTTTTAACAAATACGCATAAGGTATTTGATGAATTGCTGAGTATTTTCTTATTGTGTCGTGAAAATTACATAGTTCATCTCCCGTTTCAAAATCAAAAAGTTTAGCATCTCCCATCTCACCTATTGGTAATGAATTTATAAAAATATACCCTAAAGCAACGTATGGGTTTGATTCACCTTTTTTTTCTTTTTCTACTCCAACTTGAAGTGCGTTAACAAAATATGGTGTATTTAGATAAGATGAAGACTGTTTATCTGATACGTTTCCAGAATAAGTACTAAGATATTCTAACTTTTTTTCAGTAACAACATATTTTTTATCATCCGCAGTATAAAAACTTTTTAATGAGTTTAAGTCAATTATGGGGGTTAAATTATCTCTTGTTAAAATTTTAAGATTTTTATTATCATATTGTTGTTTTGCCGATGGAATTAATAATGAAATATTTTTTTGAACCGGTGATTCGTTAAGTCTTGCAATTGTTTTTTTATCATCTAAAAAAAACATTACTTTATCTGTTGCGTCAAGTTTTTCTTTACATGGCCAAGTATCTAAAAAATTGGTTTCTTTATTTTGACTACTTTTTAAGTATTTATCAAAATTATCAATTAATGGGACTGTGTTATCTAAACTAATTGATCCACCAGCAATAGTGTCTATTGAGTAAATTCCGTAATCTTTTTTTATTAAATCATTCACTTCAGTTGTCACATAAAGATCTCTTTCAACTGAAGCGTAAGAACCGACACTTATACTTTTTAAGTAATCTTTTAATTTTTGTAAATTAAACTTTGAAATTTTTAATTTTTCACTTAACGATAAACTATCTTCAGTACCTGTTATTATATTTTTAGCCTCTAAATCTGATAAAAATTTATCCACTTGGAAAGAACTAAAATTTCCTCTGAAAAGATTTGTGTAGTTTGTTAAAACATAAAGTCTTTCAAAAATTTCATAAAAAAAGTTTGTTTCAGAAATATTTTGATAAGGTAAGGAATCAAAAGGAAATTCTAATGTATTACATGAACCAAATGGTGCTGAATTTGTATTACTTTGGTTTGCGATCTTTTTGTTTGTTTGCGATCTTTTAGTTTGTGCGTTTATGTAGTCTTCTAAAAATGCGACTTCCGGCCAAGTAGTATAATCATAAGCATTTGTAAAATTACTATATTTTGGGTCACCAACATAATTCAGTGTATATTTTTCTCTTCCACTTTTATCGTTTGGGTCTTTTTCTTTTGTAAAATAAGTTGGCCAAGGATATACAATGTTAACATCTGTTAATTTTCCATTAACCACATTTTTAGAATCTATTCCAAAATTTTTATCAGCAGGTATTATACTTTGGAGTCTTTTAGGGTTAGTCCTTTGATTCCAAGCTGCGGTATGTGTTTTGTCCATTAATCTATAGAAGGTATCAACACCCGCCATTAAAATTGCAAAAATATTCCTTATTGTTGGGTTAAATCCTAATCCACCTTTTTTATCTGTTATTTTTTTTGCTAAATCTTCTGTAAATTGTTTTTCTATTTGCTCTTCTCTAATTTTTAATTTTTTTAGTGCGTTGTCTATTTCAAATAAAAATCCACCAGCAAACAATGTGCCTCCCGCTTCCGTCTCACCAAACTTAAAAAATGTTGGTTCATCGTCAACTAAGTTTCCAGCATTATCAAGTTTTTTACTAAATAATGCAATATTTTGTAGTGTTAGTAATTTGAATTTAGCAACCTCATCTGTTGTT